GTAGCGGACGTCCATCATCAGCTTCAGCGTCGTGTCGGTGCCGGGCTTCAGATCGCCGGTCTCGGTGCCGGTGATCAGCCCGCCGATGGTGGCGATGATCGTGTCGGCCCCGTCGCCCACCTCGCCCGCCGCCGCAGGGCGCAGCACGAAGCGCTGCTGCAGGCCGGGCTTTTTCAGCAGGGTGGGCGACCATTCCCCGAAGGTGATCTCGGCCGTCATGCCCTCGATGCCCATGTCGATGCCGACCGGGCCGTCCATGCCGGCACCCCGGTGGGCCTCGGTCAACACCTTCAGCTGCGGCAGCTTCGCCTCGGTCGCGATGCCGAAGTAGGACTCGCCGTCGACGAAGGCGTTGAAGTTCTTGATCTTGCGCGGCAGTGCCATCAGGGGGCCTCCTTATTGCGCCGTGGCGACGGTGTTGACGAGTTCGGTGTAGTACGACCCCTCGCGGTGGGCGCGGAACGTCAGGTGTTCCAGCGGCGCGGGCGGCTCGATATCGAAGTTGATGTAGAGCTTGCCCGCCATCAGCTCGGTGGCCGAATTCAGTTCCGGGTCCAGCCAGACCTTGCCGCCCAGGATCGCGCCGCGCCGGGTCAGGGTGTTCAGGTACTCCTGCACCGTGTCGCGGATATCCAGCAGCAGCTGGGCGCTGAACGGGCGGTCCATCGCCCACAGCAGCGCCTCTTCGATGGACTCGTAGACCATGTCGGCGGTGCGCCGCACCGGCAGGAAGGTCCACAGCGGGTCCCTCTCCGTGCTGCGGTTGCCCCACAGGCGGAACCCCTCCTGCCGGATGATCGTGGCCACGGCCTGTTCGTTCAGGCGGTTGGCTTCGGTCTCGGCCGAGCCGATTGCAAAGCTGATGGCCCGCGCGGTGCCGCTGATGCCCTGCACGATCTGGTTCGACGGCGACCACCAGAAGCCCTTGGTCGCATCCATGTAAGACAGGATGCCGGCGACGTAAGCCGAGGCCGGGCGGATGACGAAGCCCTGCGTCGCGGCGTCAAACACCTTGACGGCGGGGTCCACGATGTACAGCCGGTCCGACCCGAACTTCAGCCGGTCGGTGATCGCATCGGCCTCGGTGGTGTTCGGCCCGTCGGCAATCACCACGCCGCGCAGGCGGGTGGCCACGGTGATCAGCGCCAGCGTCACCGGGGATGCCGGGCTTGCGGCGGGGGTGGAGGTAAAGCCGGGCGCGGCCAGGATGCGCGGCTCCTGCCCCGTGACGTTGCGGGCCGTCATCAGGGCGTAGACCCCGGTCTGGGCGGTGGGATCGCCCAGCACGTTGGTCAGGGTCGCGGCGGGGGTGCCACCTTCGGTCACGCGCACCACCACGGCGGTGGACACACCCTGGGCGTAGATCGCGTCGTAAGCGGCCTTCAGCGTGCCGGTCAGCCCCAGCGCGGCGGCGGCGCGCGGGCCGGTGATCAGCACCGGCGTGTTGATCGGGAACGGCTCGTCCGCGCCGCCGGTCAGGGCCACGGGGGCGGCACCGGCCACGGGCACGTTGCTGCCGCTGCTGCCGGCCGCCACGGCGGCGGTCACCAGCGCATTGGCGGGGACAGAGGCGACGATGGCCGCGATGATCTGCGTCAGGGTGGACGTGGGTACCGACGAGGCGCTGGTGGCCAGGTTGACGACAATCGCGTTGCCGGTCACCACCACGCCCAGCGCGGCGCTGGCCGTGCCGGGATTGCGCAGGTGCAGGCTGATCGCGTTGCCCAGCACACCCACCGGCTTGGCGGTGACCAGCAGCGCGGCGGGGGTGATGCCCAGCGTCGCGCTGGCCTTGGTATCGGCACTGGCCAGCGGCGCGGTGCCGACAAAGCCGATGATCGACGATTTGACGGTCTGGATCGGGCGGATGCCGTCGTCGATCTGGACGACTTCGATCCCGTGGAGAAACTGATCAGGCATGGGGTGGTCCTTTGCGGGTCAGGCGGAAATCATGGCGGCTTCCCTGAACAGCTCGTCCAGGTCTTCCGGGTCGGTGATGCCGATGGCCGGGGCCAGGGCGACGATGGCGGGGGACAGGCGGGCGTATTCGGTGGCGGTCTGCCAGGCCAGCAGGGTCAGCCCGCCGGCGGCGGTGGCGGCGGCGGTGGCATCATCCAGCAGGCCCCGGTTCAGCAGCGCGCCCTTGGCCTGAAAGGCCGAAACTCTGGTGGCCGCGCGCCAGGCCGCCAGCAGCTCGGCCTCGGTGGGCGGGGTGGGCCACAGCAGGGTCGGCGCACCGCCGGGGCCGGGCACGATCTGCGCGCCCTGGGACTGGGCAGTAAACAGCGCCGCGTAGTCCTCGGCGCTGACCGGGACGGCGTCGTCCGGAATGGCCGTGCCGTGAAGCTCGGGCGTGTAGAACCCGTTCGTTGTGGCGGAGAACCGGTAATCCATGAGTTTACCTTCCAAAAACCAGAAAGAGGGGTGTCATGCCATTGCTGTCGGTCACCGACTTGAAGACGCGCAGCGTCGTCGTCGTGAGAGACACGTATGAGATCGTGCTGTTTGAGGTCGACCCCTCGTTGACCAGCCCGCTGACAACTGCCGAGAGGGGAGTGTTCGGAAAGGTGATCGGGAGTGTGATGTTCTGGAACCCGGACGTAATGTTTGCCCCGACGCCCCATTGCATGATCAGCCCGCTGGGAAGGCGCTGCCATCCCGCTGACGTCAGGCTTTCCGCCACCCCCGTCGTGCGCCAGATTTCCGACCAGGCCGACCAGACGCTCCCGTTCCAGAACCGCGTCCACATCCGGCTGCTGGCGCTGTCGAACGCCATCTGGTTCACCGCGCTGGCGCTGGCCGCGATCACCTCCAGCGTGCCCGCCACGCCCGACGCGGGCGTGTTCGCATCGCCCGAGGCAAAGCGGTAGCTGCCCGTCAGCCGCGCGGCGGCAGAGTTCAGCGTCACCAGCGGCACCGCCGCCGCCCCCAGCCCGGTGTCGTCGATGACCTTTTTCAGAAAGGCCGTGCGGTTGGCCAGCAGCGAGGCCTGCCAGTTCATCAGCCCAGAGTCGGCTGCGGGGTTGACCGCGCCGCCGGTGGGCCACCAGCCGTCTTCCAGCCGGGGAATCTGCGCCTCGTACTGCTGCAATTCGGGCAGGTAGTTCAGGGTGGCGATGTTCACCATCAGACAGGCACCTCGTAATTGTAGACGCCGCCCAGCGGCACCTGATTTCCCAGCGACCAGACGTCCCGACCGAGGACATGCCGGATGCCGCCCACCACCTCGATCCGGCGCAGGCGGCAGCGCAGCGGGGCCACGGCGCGCAGAAGCGCCGCCAGCCGATCCGCCTCGGCCCGGAAGATCGGCACAGCAACTTCCACCCAGTAATCGGCCCAGACCGTGCCGGACCAGCCAAGCCGCCACGTGCGGCCCATCGGGCGGGTCTGGCCCAGACGGGTCAGGTCCTTGGCCTCGATCAGCGTGGCCGTGCCGTACCCCGCCGCCGCCAGCGCCGCGACCACAGCACCCCGCGTGCCCTTGCGCCGGTGCACCGCGACCGAGGCGGCGATGACCGCGCGCTGGCGTTCCTCCGGCCAGGTGCCGTCCCATTCATCCACCGACAGTGCCCAGGCCAGCCAGGGCAGCAGGGCGGCGGGGCAGGTGGCGGGGGTCCACAGGCTGGCATTCGGCACCGGCACATCGCCGATCCGCGCGGTCGCGGCCTCGATGGCGGTTTCCTGCGGCGTGGCGTTGGGGGGCAGCAGGCTATTCATCCACGCCCCCGTTCGTCAGGGTGATCGCGGTGCACCAGCTGGCCTGGGCGCTGCCGATGGTCAGGGTGGCGGCGGGCGCGGCCAGCACCACGCGCTGCACGCCGGGCTGGTGCAGCGCCGCGAACAGCCCCGACAGCGTCACGTCGCGCCCCAGCCGGTGCTGGGCGCTCGCATAGGCCGTGGCAGCGGCCTGGGCGGCGGCCATCACCACCGCGCTGTCGGGGCCGGCATAAAAGTGAAGCGTGGCCGTGATGGCGTAATTGACGATGGCCGCCGACTGCACCACCACGTTGTCGCACAGCGGGCGCACATCGTCTGAATTCAGCGCCGCCGCAACCGTGGCCAGCAGCGGGGCCGGGGCCGCCCCGCTTCCCGTCCGCGACAGCACCGTCACCAGCACATCGCCGGGGCTGGGGCTGGTGGCACTGACATCCAGCACATCGCCGTCCGCCGACAGCGCGTGGAACACATAGGCCCCTTCCGGGCCAGCGGTCGAAAACCCTTCCAGCGCCAGCTGCGCGCGCCGCCGCAGGTCCGCGTCCGATTCGAGTGTCGGGGCCACAGGCGGCACGGCCAGCGGATCGCCGGGGCTGATCACCAGCCGCACCACGCCGAACAGCGCCGCCAGATTGTCCAGGTCCGCCCCGGTGGCACGGGCCAGCGTCACGGCCTGGGCCGCATCGTTCACCCGGGCGCGCAGCAACAGTTCGCGGTAGGCACAGACCTCCAGCAGCTTC